GCTTGAAAGATGTTTACCTGCTCCACAAATGGAATAAGGTACAGCAGAACTACCAAGTTGTGGACTTCGTGAATAACTTGAGCGCCAAGAAGTTCACAGCCGTTGATACCCTCGCAGGAGCTGCTTGCTCAGGCGGTCAATGTGAAATATTCTAAACTGAGGTGAAATGAAAGCACTAATAGTAGTCATGGCTCTCATCATGACTACGGGTGCCGCCCATGCATCATGCGGGACGGCATCATGGTACGCCTTGTATTCCAAGACGGCCAGCGGTGAGAGGATGAACCCAAAGAAACTCACAGTTGCTCATAAGCGGCTTCCATTCGGAACAAGGCTAAGAGTGACAAACATGAAAAACAGAAAAACGGTCGTAGTAAAGGTAAACGATCGTGGACCATTCATTAAGGGACGGGTGCTAGACCTCTCTAAGGCGGCAGCAGTTCAGATAGGAATGATTAGTTCTGGCCATGCGAAAGTGTGTTACGAGGTCATCTAATCTTCAATAAATAATATCATGAATGAATGGTATTATCAGAATGCAGTCTTTGACGAAGATATGGTGGGCAAGTATACTGCAATGGTATATTTGATCACCAATCTTCGCTCAGGACGAAAGTATATCGGAAAGAAAAAGTTTCTCTTCAAGAAGATCAAAACGGTCAATAAGAAGAAGAAACGTGTCTTCGCCCCCTCTGACTGGCAGGACTACTACGGCTCTTCAGAAGAGCTAAAGAAAGACGTCGAGCTCCTAGGCAAGGAAAACTTCCGACGTGAAATTCTCCACTTGTGCATGACGCCCGGTGAATCGTCTTACCTTGAGATCAAGGAACAGATTATTCAGGACGCCCTTCTTCGTGATGATTATTACAACGCGTTCGTGGGCTGCAAGGTTCACAGAAATCACGTGAAGGTTTTATGGCAGACTATCGAGTCGACATCTCAAACGACGACATCCCATGCGTAATTGGTGACTGCGGTAGCTGCCGCAGGGGAGAGAACTCCCTTATCGTCTACAATCAAATGCTACATCCAAACGTTCGAGAGCGCAAGCTCAAGAACCACATTGTGTACCTCCAGTGCGTCGCATGTGGAACTAAATTTAAGAGTTCAACAAAAGAACTCACCAAGGGTAACACTTAACGGTTGACATTTCTTAAAAGAAATGGTATAATCACCCTCATAAACTTCCCAAACTTGAAACAAAAGGACCTACACGATGGGTAAGAAGAAGAGCCGTGCTAAGTACACTTCACAGGGCACCGGTAAGTCGGTCAGCTCTGCACGAACCAGCGAAACCAAGAAGGCATTCAATACCGTTCTTGATCGTGCACTGAATGTGCAGCGAGCCTATGCTGAAGGTCGGAACCCAATGATCACCATTCCGAACCCGAACCCACTTGAGACGAACCGACAGTTCATCCGCGTACCGGCTAAGTCTGTCTATGGTGATCCTAAGAAGCGCAAAGGATTTGAAATTCGATGATTGAAGTCTACGGCCGCACTACGCCGGTCTGCCCGAGCTGTGTCAATGCAAAGAACTTGCTTGATGCTCGAGGATTAGTATACAAGTTTATTTCGTTTCCCGAGGACATCTCGGTGGAAGAGTTCCAAGCCAAATTTCCTGGCCGTCGGACAGTTCCTCAGATCCTCATCAACGGCACATTGCTTGACAACGGCTTCGACTCTCTCAAGGAAGAGATCGACAACCTCACAGGTGGAATTGGACATGACTTCAGTTAAGACACTTAAGGAATTTCTCGACGACGATGAGACATTCGACATCGCACTCTCCAATCTCAAGAACATGCTTAGTGAAGGCATTGTTAACATTGAGTATCGAAAGGTCGATGGATCTATTCGTGTAGCAGAAGCTACGCTCTCGCCAGCAATGATCCCACTCGCGAAGGTTCCGGTCAGTGAGACTGCAGACCTGCCGACCGCGAAGTTCACTCGTTACTTCGATCTCGGTGCAAATGACTGGCGGGCATTCATTAATGAGAACGTTGTACAGTTCCAGTGGTCGGGCAAGACTTACACTATCGCTCGTCCTGAGCTGATCGGCAGATGATCATAGTCTATGGTGACAGCAAGGGATGCTTTACTTGTGCAATCCTTAAGTCTCTGTTGCCAAAGTCAAGACTCGATTATCGTTTTTACGAGTTGGACGAAGACTACACTTTAGAAGAACTAGGGGAACTGTATCCGTCTTTCGGTGCAGTTCCTTTTATACTTAAGAACGGAGTGGAGATCACTCTGAAAGATTTGGAATCACTTATTTTATGACAGAAATTATCCGAGGTCAACTCGTATTTAACGAGCTCTCAAAGAACTCCAAGGGTGGTACTGAGCTCATGGCGATGCGGATGGCAAATGACCTACCGCAGGAACTTCTCAAGGACTGGCAGATCATTCATTCTCGAGTACGTGAGTTCGATCCGAACCTGCGTAAGCTGCTCGTCCTCCATGATCTGCCGAACGATCCTGAGTCCGACAAGCTGTCCGATCCTGACTACCGCTCGAACTTCGAGAAGATCGTGTGTGTCTCCGACTGGCAGCTGCAGCAATACAATATCTACAAGGGTCTCCCGTACGCTGACTCAGCCGTGATTAATAATGCCATCAAGCCAATCGACCACGCCGAGAAACCAACCGATGTCATCAATATCGTCTACCACACCACGCCGCATCGTGGCCTTGCACTCCTCGTTCCCGTGTTTGATGCTCTCACAAAGGTTTATGACAATATCCACCTCCACGTGTACAGTTCGTTTGGAGTTTATGGATGGGAAGAGCGAGACCGTCCTTACGAAGGCATCTTCCACTACCTGAAGAACCATCCGAAATGCACCTACCACGGAGCTGTCTCGAACGAACAACTTCGAGAAGACCTGAAGAAAATGCACATCTTCGCATATCCATCGATCTGGCCTGAGACGAGTTGTCTTGCAGCCATCGAGGCATTCAGTGCACGCTGCTTTGTGGTTGCTCCTAATTATGCAGGACTGACCGACACCATGGCTCGGTGGGGTGACTCCTATCAATGGAACGAAGACCCTGAAGTTCACGCTCGCGTGTTCTTTCAGCGGCTGAACCTGACCATCCATAAGATACAGAACAGCCCGAATGTCGACGGCTATCTCAATGCTCAGAAGCAATATTTCGACACCTTCTACAATTGGGACCTCGTGAAGGACAAATGGATCCATCTTTTAGAAAGTTTGTAAAACAAATCGGTTTACATTCTTTAAAGAAATGATATAATGGTCCCAACGAATCCGAAAAGGTTATTGAAATGGCCCTTCCAAAGTCGAACAAAAAACCGAAGAAGCCGAAGATGTCGCTGGGCCAGTCCCACTCCTTCGACAAGAAACATTTCGGTGATGAGCCGGTAGTTCCTGAGGGTCACGAACCCACTCAGATGGAACTTCTGAAAATCTACTCATGGTACAATTATATGTTGTACCGCTCCGAAGCGACTCAGTTCCTCTCTGACTATTATAAAAAGAGGGACGTCAAAACCTACAAGGCGATCAAGAACGTCTCCGAAAAGATGTTCGATCTCTCGATTTGCTGGACCTGCCGACTAGTGGACCGGGGAGTGAACCTCCCTCAGTTTGTGGTCGACAAGATCGATAAGCACGTCCAACATATCGTCTCAAAATACTCGGAAAAAAAAACTGACGATGTAGTCGTTGTCTTGGTTGACAAAACCAAGGAAAAAGAAAACTACATCATCGGCGACATCGAGGAAATGCTAGACCGGGGAGAACCATTCTCGGTCTATCAGTACCTCACCGCCAATTCAATCCCAAAGCAATATGCCAACCGGATTGTGGCGTACTACGAGCCAATCGTAGCCGAGCTGAAGGAGTCCTATGAGAACCCCGATGCCGATTTGAAGGAAGGCTACCGCCACCTCTCGAAGGCCGGCAAGCGCAAGCTGCTCGAACAATTCGAGACCATCATCTCGGATGCCGATCGTTACGCCGAGAATAAGAAGGCTGAACGAGCACCAATCCAACGAAAGAAGAAGGTGGTTCCCGTCGATAAGAAGGTTGCGAACGTCCAGTTCATGCCACGCTTCGACGAGTTTCAACTTGTCTCACAAAAGCCTGCCCTACTACCCGGTGCCAAGGAACTGTGGATCTACGACGCCCGATACAAGGACGTCATCCACTATATCGCCCTCGAAGGGGGCTTCGATGTGAAGGGCACCACACTCACCAACTTCGACCCAGTGGCGAGCGTCAAGAAATCTGCCGGTCGACGATCCAAGGAGTATGCGGATCGGATTATGAAAGACTCAAAGATCCAACTGCGCAAGCTGATGGGCGACATTAAGGCTCCTCCGAGAGAACCAAATGGACGTCTTAACCACAATATGCTATTCCTCAAAGTCATCAGCTGATAAATAACTCTAACGGGAACAATTACCCGTTAGTTAGGACATAAATTGAGTCACCAAGCAAACAACGTTGTGCTCTTTCCTACCGTCTCTGAATTTCCCATCACAGCCGAAGAGTTTACCGACCGCCTAGTTGAAGTGCGCTCGGGTTACGCCGAAGAAGTTTCGGATGAAGCCTTCGAAGCTGTGATGGCTATCTTCAGAAATTACGGTTACTTTACCCGACAGAGCAGAATCCACACAAAAGATATCGTCGGTCTCGCAGAGCTGATGAAGTCAATCCTCCTTCGTTACCATGGCATCGATCATCCGATGCAAGAAGCCATTGACACAATCATCGAGATAACCGACATGCCTGAGCTCAATTCCCCGGTCGATGACGACCCTGAGCTCCTCGAGGAATTTTCCTTCGAGCAGGAATAAGTTCCCCTTACATTATAGGCTACATTTTGATAATTTTTGATATCAGCCAAATAGCGCTCGCGAACGTAATGGCAAACTATAAGTCGCTACATGACGAGGATGGAGTGCTGTCAAAAGCAGCATTCCGAAAGATGATGCTTGCCTCCATACGCAAGAACCTCCGCAAGTTTAAGAAGGATTATGGTCCGACCGTTGTGATCGCGTGTGACACCTATGGATCATGGCGCAAGGACTATTTTCCGTACTACAAAGCCAATCGTAAGAAAGGTCGAGAGGAGTCAACCCTCGACTGGAAATGGATCTTCGAGAGCATCACCATGATCAAGGAGGAACTCAAGGAGTTCTTTCCTTACCGAGTGATTGAGGTTCCATTGGCCGAAGCCGATGATGTGATCGGTACGCTTGCTTATCAGTTCGGTGCGGTCATGGGTGATGGATCCGAAAAGATCATGATCGTCTCGGGTGACAAGGACTTCATTCAGTTGCAGAAGTTCTCGAACGTCTATCAGTACTCGCCCGTGCTCAAGAAGGATATCAAATCGAACAACCCGGAAGCACACCTCATCGAGCACATCATTCGAGGTGATGGCGGTGACGGTATTCCCAACCTCCTCAGTGCAGACAACGTCCTAGTCGAGGGAATACGGCAGACTACTCTGTCAGCCAAGCGCTTCGAGGGACTCCGTGAAGAGATCGCCAAGGGAACTCACGTTTCGACCGGTTATAGCCGCAATAGAATGTTGATCGATCTCTCGAATGTTCCCGAAAATCTAAGGATAAATATCCTCGAGTCGTACGAAAAACAATCGACCAAGACGCGGCTCAAGCTCATGAACTACTTTATTAAATTCCGACTGAGCGACCAGCTCGAGTCTCTACAGGATTTCTGAAATTGGCAATGCACACCTACGCCCTTCTCAAGGGCATCGACGATCTTAAGACCAAAGAAGAAAAGATCGACGCACTCCGCTCTAAGCGTCATCCGACTACCGACCTTCTCTTCAAGATGACTTTTGATCCGGCCATTGAGTTCGACCTGCCGGACTCTGCTCCTCCGTTCGTTCCATCCAAGTGGGATGAGGCGGGCAACTTCCACCAAGAGATCAAGCGTGCACAGCGCGTGTTCATTAAGGGAGCGACTCCCGGTCTGAGCAAGGTAAAGATCGAAGGTCTGTTCATCAGCACTCTTGAATATGTCGACAAGGAAGATGCTACGCTTCTGATCGGTATGATCGCCAAGAAACTCCCATTCAAATCGATCACCAAGAAGCTGGTCGAGGAAGCACTACCGGAGCTCTTTGCTTGAAAAAGTACCGTGACTTTATTGACGACCGTGATGAAGATGACGATCGTCGAGATGACAAAAAGAAGAAATCGTGGAAAGACAAGCAGCGCGACAAACTGTCGAAGCGCTATTCTGAGAAGGACGACGACTGATGCCCTTTTACACGTTTAAAGACAAGAACACCTCGGAAGAGGTTACCCTATCTATGCGGATCGCTGAGCTCGACGATTATAAGGCTCAGAACCCGCATATGATACAGCAGCTCTCTGCTGTTCCGCTTGCTGACCCAACCCGAGTCGGCGTCACCACCAAGCCTCAGTCCGGCTTCCGTGACTTGCTCAAGGATATAAAAAGCAAGCACCGAGGTAACACGATCGAGACATATTGACAGGACCTCAATGCAGAACAGACCTTCCCGAAAAGAAAAAAGAAAAGAAAAGGGAAACATACAGCCAGTCGAGAGCGCTTTCAAGCTCCTCGATGTGAGACCAAAGACGGACAATCAGTCCATCGTATTCTCATCATGGCGAGCGGGCAAAACCCCGTTGATGCATGGTCTGCCTGGAACTGGTAAAACATTCGTTGCACTTTACCTCGCTCTTAAGGCAGTACTGGTTGACAAGACTCACCGAAAGGTTATAATCGTACGATCTACTGTGCCGACCCGTGACATCGGCCACCTCCCCGGATCAGCTGCGGAAAAGGTTAAGGCTTATGAGCAGCCTTACATGCTCATCGCAACCGAGCTCTTCGGTCGAGCAGATGCATATGAGATCCTCAAGACCAAGAGATTGGTCGAGTTCATCCCAACGTCATTCATTCGCGGCACCACTCTCAACGACGCTATCATAGTCGTAGACGAGACCCAGAACATGGGCTACCAAGAAGTCCGATCGGTCTTCACACGCGTAGGTGATAATGCTCGAATGATCTATTGCGCTGACAAATCACAGGACGACCTCACAAGCGAACGCTACAAGGAAGAATCGGGTATCTCTAAGTTCATGGGCATCATGCGCAAGATCGATGAGGTATCTTTTGTAGAGTTCGGTGTTGACGACATCCTCCGAAACGATATCATTAAGAAATTTATTATTGCAGAATATGGCCTCGATGACTCTAAGGGATCGACTCTCTCGTCCCTCCCAATGCTTGCTGAAAGACCCAAAACACTTTCGGCGTGACCTCCTCACCTTCGAGGAAGTTAACACTCAAGATATGCCATACGGGCGCGGGTACGTAACAGAAGTTGGGACGTACCCGTCCATCACCACCGTCCTTGGAGACGAGGGTAAAGAAGGACTGGAAGCCTGGAGAAAACGAGTTGGTGCTGAAGAGGCTGAAAGAGTCTCGAAGCGTGCAACCACCAAGGGAACAGCCGTACATGAAATGTGCGAGCTCTACCTCCAGAACTCCCTGACCGACATCACTAAATATACACTGATCGAGAGGGATTCGTTCCTTCGCATCAAGCCAATTCTGGATGAACACGTGAACGACGTCATCGCCCAGGAGACTCCCCTCTTCTCACATCACTACAAAATTGCAGGTCGAGTCGATCTCATCGCGCATTACGACGGTGTGCTCTCGATCATCGACTTCAAGACAGCGAACAAGACTAAGGAGAGGGACTGGGTTCTCAACTACTTCGTACAGGAGACAGCGTATGCGCTGATGCTGTGGGAAATGAGGAGGATCAAGATCAACCGCATCGTGACAATCATCACGGTCGAGCATGACGAACCACAGGTGTTCATTGAGAACCCTGCAGAACACTTCGAAAAATTTAGGACCATCCGCGCCAACTTCGCGGAGAAACACGGAGTCTAAAATGACTATTATTGAGAGGGATCAGCTTAG